GCTTTAGTTTTTTGATAGGCACGATCTGCAAATATACTTCCACCGATAAGTCTTCTGGCAGCATCTTCCCCATCAGTCTTTTTAATACCTCTACTTATATTTTTAAAGTTTTTAGCAGCATCTTCAATAGCTAGTTCTGTACCTTCTGCTTCTTCTTTTTCTACTTCTGTTTTTATTCTTGTTTCTAAAAAGCTTTGAATATTTGGATTTATAGATTGTAATGCTTCTGCTAATTGTTCAATACCAGTTTTAGGTTGAACACTGGGAGGTCGTACAAAAGTATCTACAGGTCTTGCAGAGGATTGAAAAGCTGTGCTTTGAAAACTTGAGGTCATGTTAGTTGTGCGTAAGTACCAAGTCCTTGAGTAGCTACATTAAGTAGTACCGACCCTAAAGAAGGAATCTGGTTATATGCCTGATTAATATTACTCTGTAGTTGATTACGTCTGTTATCTCTCTGTGCTTCAAGACCTCTTACATTCCTTGTATATTGTCTGCTTGCTGATTCAAGTGCCTGGTTTATAGATTCTCTAAAGTTTGCTGTCTGTCGTTCCTGATCCTGTAATAATAAATCAACAGTAAGACCTGCTCTACCTGATGCCTTTACAGCACCTTTTGCCTGTAATCCTCTGATAGTTGCTGCTTGTTTTTCCTGTGCCTTTGATGCCCTTGATTCTTTTAACTGTGCTGCCAACGCTTCCTGTTGTGCTGCAAAAGCTTGTTCTGCTGACCTGTTTGCTATAAGTGATGATTGATAAGTCTGGTTAGCTGCTGCCTGTGCTGCTGATCTTTGTGCTAGACCACTTACTAAGTTAAGTCCAAGAGATGCTGCAAAAAGTGAACCTACACTTCCTAATGCTGGTAACGCTGCAACACACATCTATGCGATCCTCAGAAATTCGTAGAATGGTTTGCCCTGCATACCATATTCTTCATGATATTTGATAAAGGTAAATCCAAGAGCTTTTAACCATTTGATAGCAGAATGATTCTCTGCATATACAAAATTATATAAGACTTTGTAAGATTTCAACAGGTTATCTACCCATTCTCGACCTTTTCTTATTAGTTGTATTCTATATTTCCTGTTATCAAATAAGCTATCTGTTCCAACCATCCATATAACACCACCTCTAACTACTCCACAAAGACCTATAGGAGCATCGTTATCATCAGCTATAGTCATATTCACCTTACTGCAAATATAGGTGAACTGTAGTGCCTGTAGGGGTTCTTGTCCTGTTTGATAAAATGCTTCCACCTTATCAATCTCTCTTAAATTTTTAGCCACATATTTAAGATCTTTAAATGTAGCCTTTCTTAGATGACCCATTAAATACGTCTACTTCTCATATGGAACATAGCTTCATATTCAGCACTAGCCAATGTTGTAGGTAGGAATGTGTTATTTTTTACATCAATATTAACTCTATCTGCTCTACTCATCACAGGAACTTTAAACGATCCAGACTCAAGATTTACTGATCCAATAGTGCTACTAGCTGCACCCAAGAACCTACCAGTAAATTTATGTGTACTTGTATCTCTATTATCAGGAGTGACTTCTACCTTGAAGAAACCAGTATCTTCAAACTTAATATAGAAATGATGCAGTTGTAAACGACCAGAAAGAAACTCACCACCTGCCTGTCCTCCACTGCCAGCAGTTAATCTCTGTTGACTAAACCTATAGTGCATTTCGTATGGTTCACCAATTATAAACTTACTATTTCTATAGTCTCCTGTAGCTGTAATAGTAGCTGTTGAACCATCAGTAGAGTTTGATGTAGCTACAAGTTGTCCTGGTTTTAAAGTTTGAGTTGTGCCTTGTCCATTAACAAATGTACTTGTTTCTCCACTACCTAAAAACCTACCAACAACATTCATATTGGCTCTTAACCTATAAGGAACAGTAAAGGTAGAAGTATCAGTAGAAGCGTTATAAGAAACAGAAACACCAGTAGTAGCTTCTGTAACCTTATGATCTAGACGATATTCAAACGTAGCATTAGTTTCTGTAAACTGATTTTCAAAAGGTATCTTTTCCAGTGTTATACCATTTGCTTCTTCTATTACTAAAAACAAATCACTACCAATGAAATCAACATTCTTGATAGATCTGTTTCCATTAATGGTAAAAGTAGACCAACTGTTTAATATCTTCTGATACTGCTGACCATATAACCATCTGTTGATGTATAGCTTATTAGGTTCATCAGTACCAAGACAAACCAAGACATCTGCACTTGTTGAAACTGCAAACTTAAATATGTTACTTGGTATTAGTTTTGGTACATGAACAGTGATATTGCTTGATTCTTTAATAACAAGATCTCTTTGATAAACATATTCTCTAACGTTAGCAAAAGACCCTCTTTTTGAGAGATAATAAATACTACTACCAGCACCTACAGGTTGTGCATCATCATCAGATTCAAATTCAGTTACGACTACAACGTTAGCTGTTCTAGGTGTTAAATTATCTGTTGAGGAAGTAAGAACAAACTGGGTTTGATCAGAAAATAATATTAGTTCCTGTTCTACTGTTACTGCACTTCTAAGAATAGCCACTTTAGTATGCGAAGCTGCTACATCTATAGGTTCACTATCAATTACAGATAAAACAGTCTCTGGAAAAAAGTTAAAAAACTCTGCTGCTCTTGATAAAATGACATTATCATTAGATAAAAATCCAAGCCTATTTCTAAAGAAGAAAACGTTATTGATTTTACTACCAATAAAAGAAGGGTTAGGTGCAGAATCTAAATCACCTACAGTCCTTTCTCCCCATTTAGGTAAAGTAAAAGATTGTCCACCTGCTGTATAACTATCACCATCAACTCTTGCAAATCTAAAATTACCATCTGCCTGTCTAATCAACACATGTGGCATGGTTGAATAATCAAATTTCTTTTCTATACCTAACTTTGTTGTTTCTTCCCACTGTCCTTCTTCTAATGTTCCATCTGCTGTAGTGTTATTAGTAACAAACTTAACGTAATAATTATCAAAGTTTGTTTGATCATCTCCCTTTACTTCTACTACATAACCATTAGGTGCAACTGTTGGCAGATCAGTAAACCTTTGTATGGAATCTTTTACTAAAGTCATTTGAGAATTACCTTGAGAATCACTGACTTGAATATCAAAATCTGAATTATCATTTTTAAATATTCTTATAACTGATCCATTGATTGAGATATTAAAAGTATTACCTGCTGTACCTGCTGTTAAGGCAGTTCCTGATACAGTTACACTAGACTCACTAGTAGTAAGACCAAACATTAATTTGGTTGCAACAAAAATAGTACTTAAATTACTTGTACCAGAATTGTAAGTACAAGTGCGACCATCAACCTCTAACGTATATTCCGTATTAGCTGTCACCTGATTAACAAAGACTATTGCCTGATTAGTGATACTTATATCAGATGAACCATCATTGTATATAGGACCAGTAGTTAAAGCACTGTCCATTGCTGCTGTAATGCTTGTATTAACAACAAAGGTGAAATCAGCAACACTGACAGTTTTCATGACACTTCTAGGATCAGAAGTATTTAGATATGTTGTCCCATCTGGTTTATGTACTGTCTTTTCTGTACCGTCAATTTCATAAACTTTAACATCACCATTACTGAATATTGCTACATACCTTTCATTAACATCTCTATTGATAGTTTGTATATGAACATTACCTAAAGTTGAGGTGCTGAGATTGGTTATATATTGCAGACCAGAACGCTTTGTAAGACCTGTAACAGGATTGCTATCAGCATTGTCTTGTATATCAGCATGATCAGCTTGTTTAGTATTGTCAGCAGCTTGTGAGACACCTCTTAATAAAGTTGGTATTGCTTTAGATACAAGTGCCATAGTTATCTAATTAATGCGTTTGCAGGTGAGTAGGTATCAAAGACATTTGTTAATGATGGATCTCCTCTAAGAAGATTATGATCTCCATTTGCCAAGTCTGTTTCCATCAGTATAGCTCTTGCTCTTACTTCGTCCTGTTGTGTGTAAGTTCTTAATCCATCATCACTGACTAATCTATCAACAAAGATACGAGCAGCTTTAATTGTTATATACCTTCTTGCAGGTTCTGGTATCTCATCAAAGGTTCTGAAATAGACCACAGTACAGATAAGATCTTCATCAAATTCAAACTTATTATTTAACCTGTCATATAGCTTCAAGCCACGTTGTATTGCATCAATCGTAGGGTGTTGATGAATATTAGGATCAATTCTTAAAGTATCAGTAGATAAGGCTATCTGATTAGATCCATCTCTTGTAAGAGTGACATCTATTTCCGTATTAAAAGACCAACCTTCTGATTGAACTTCTTTGTTCACTTCAGTAAGAGTTGATTGTGCCAGACGAGCATCAACAGGAAGTGTACCTGTAAGACTGTTAATAGGAGCTTCTCCTATAGCAGCTAACATAATGTTAATACTTTCCAGTTCAGTGGTTGCAGCTACAGACATGATTAGTATTTAATTTTAAGTGAGTCTCTACCACCCATTTTCTTTTTCTTTTTTTTCTTCATCTTTCCGTAAGCCATAATAATCTCCAAATAGTAAGAAAAAGAGTACCCATTGCTGAGTACCCTTTATGTGAATTAGGAAGCAGATAACTTGATTGTAGCTGCACACTCAGGTCTTAGGATTCCATGGCCTAGAGCATACTTAGCAACCATCAATGTACCTTGATACATGATTCCGTAGTCAGAACCACTGATCTCAGTTGTCATGTCCATTAATTTAACAGTACCAACTGCTGATTTATGGAAGACAAGACCAATAGTTTTACTATCGTCACCACTATATGTGTTGTTAGCACCTGATGGGTTTGATCCTACGTTTGATTGAGGTACGTTGTTACTCATCATTACTGGAATACCAGCAATCTGTTGTACACGACCAGAAGCAAATGAACCATTACCACCTGGGTTGAAGTCCACATCCACTGTCCTGGTTGCACTTTCGGCCAATTTATAATATTCGGCAGGGGGCAATACGCAGTAGCGGTCTGTAGGTGGGATATCGCGCTCGTCAAATGCCTGTGCAATGTCATAGATAGCTGCTGCTAACTCATCACCTGATACGTTTGCTGAAGATGTATTACCAGAAGCAAGAGTAGAAACTAATCCACCGTTACCACCTGTTAATGTTGTGGATGCTCTTGAGGCATTAGCAATCACCTTAGCTACGTTCTGGTCATAAGTTCTGGCAAGAGCCTTACCTAATTCATCAGCGTATGTAGCCCTAACGTCATAGTGGTTTTTTAACTCTTCTAAGTTACTTACGAAGGCTTGGGAAATTAATAGATCATCGATTGAAATAATTTTTTCATTTGCCAAGATCTGGTTTGCACCTACTAATGGTGTTCCTGGTGTGTGATATGCAGCAGTTGCTGTTCCTGTTACTGGGAACTGTGCTGATTTACCTGAGGTTATGGTACGAACAGAATGTAGTTGCTCATTGAAGATGTTGTTACGAGCAAATGCTGTAAGAACTTCTCCTGAGAATACTTTCAGAAACAGAGCATCAAAGTCTGTTCCACTATTGTTTACCAGACCCAGGCGTGAAACTGTGGCGTTAGCCATAATTTAAACTCCTTTAGGTTGATTAATAATTTGAGAAACTAACTTCACTACTGTCTGTTCTCTCAAGTGTTATCTGACGCATCAGGCACTATTGATATTAAGATTTTCGTTTTGTTTAGTTTATACTGAACCGCAATTCCACTTGCGTAGTGCAAGGGCTTTACGAGTCAACTTACCATCTTTCTTTAATGGTCCT